TTACTCATTTCACCAACAGCGATGATAGAGCCAAGAATAACGATTAAGCAGATAGCGTAGGTAATGAACATGTTGGGTACCTCAGTTTGTAGTCCGCAGTATCGCGTCTCACATAGATACTATTGCATACCGCGTGCCAAGAGTAACCTGTTGAAAAGACTAGCATGGGGGTGTTTAAGCATTAGACAAAAAAGGTCAGTTGAATCAACAAATGCTGGAAAGGTGAATGATATCAGATAGAAAAGTGACCAAGGTATAACCAGGGGTGTCAACTCCCTATACAGCACCCGGTTACTCGGGGGGTATTGGGTACGATGGCACCCGAATTGGGTACGATTGGCTGTGCGATTGGTGGTGGACGGTGGGATGGTGAGATTGGAGATGGATATTTACCTCTCTCCTATACAAAGGGGACGAGGCAGCTGGGGGGATTGGGCAATAGGTAAGTGCCGCCGGACCCCCACCCAGGATGAAGAATTTCCCTTTCTACACACGGGGATGCCTAGGGTTCCGCCCCTTTATAGTTGACTCTCTGGTTCATAGTTGCTATTATCAATAGAAAGAGGCACTTATGGCTGCGCGTAGGACTAATCATAAAGACAAGAAATATAACCACCTTACAATGATGCACCCGGTCAGGTACGGGGGTAGTGGTAGGGGGATGTATTGGTTAGCACAATGCGATTGCGGCCGGTTGAAGGAAGTACGTGGTTCTGACGCCGCTGCCGGATACATCAAGACGTGTGGACAGTGCGATTATCACTCGGCTTTAATGAAGAACAACGCCATGGACACCGCCCTCAAGGTGACAGGTAAGTTCTCCAAGGTAGCTGGACTCCGGGCCCAGCTTCGCAGGTATATTAAAGGAGCCATCGACAGGCAGATAATCTGGTCCCTAAGTCCCGAACAATTCGTGGAAATAGTGGAACAGGACTGCACGTACTGTGGGAGTCCACCAAGGCCGTATAAGAGTAAGCCCAATAAGGGTAAGGGTAGAACTGTTACGGCAGTGATGAATGGGATAGATAGGGTAAATAGCAAAGAGGGCTATATAGATAGTAACGTCATTCCTTGCTGTTCGGTGTGTAATAGGATGAAAATGGCAACGGATACGAAGACTTTCCTCGACCACTGTATGATTATTGCCTCTAGGTACGACCGCCTACTATCTGAGCTTAGTAAGACGGAAGGCTAACTATCTGAGCGGATTGTTAGCTCGTGAGCTGATAGGTGAGCAGATACTACTATCCTTGATTTAGGTTTAAGGTAGGTACTCAGGGTCCTATATCCTGTTCCTGAGAGGGGCCTATATATTCACGAAGTTAATATGTGGGGCCCGATTACCGTTGACACGAGATGAGACTTGTGACACTATCCCAGTAAGTACACTGCTGCTGGGAGACTAGAGATTTCCAGTATCAGGTTCGACGGGTTGAAATGAATCCAAGCTACCGGGTATAGAATCACTGTTGAGCCAGTAACAAACTGGTGCCCCTTACCTGCAGGCAAGACTGGCCATTCAATTCGGGACAGTTATCTAGAGTGAGCTAAAAAGCTAGTCGGGTGTAGTTAGTGATTCTTTCACCGCCCTCGTCCGACTCAGGAGCACCAGGAGTAACTCTTCTGGTAGTTAAAGTCGAGCGGCAGCCTAGCCTTAGCAACACGCAACAGATAACAACTAAGAACCTCGGACTGCTTCCGAGAGCATCTTCTAGAACCCGAAACGTACCGCTACAGTGTGGTATATATGAGGAGGACTAGAAGGGGCTTACATTTAGTAACTGTTTTAAACAGGAGCTAGATGAAGCAACTAGAAGCTACTAGACACGTAGCTACAAGTATTATAATGTACTTGTAGTAGTAGCCGTATATCGTCTCGTGGGAATACAATGTCAAGTCTCAATAACTTAAGTAAAGTCCTAGCAGCCGCTACCCAGGAAGTAATCTTTAGTCCTACTCCAGATATGCGTAGAGCAAAGGCCGCCTTCTGGACTAGCCTCTCCGACCATCCTCTTGGTGTCGGCGACAATGACACTTTGACACTCGCTGCATCAAAGCAGCTCGGGGCCGATTCTCGCCTCTCCCGGTGGTGGGCGGTACCTGGCTTCGTCGACTGGTGGCAGAACAAGCAGGAGTTCAAGCAGCGGTTAGAATACATGGCCCAGCTTGCCCTAGACAGCCTCGAAGAGATACTCACTGACCCGAATGCCAACCCTACGGCCAAGGTCAACTCAGCTAAGCTGGTCCTCGATGCCGCCAATAAGATGCCCAAGAAGGCCCCGGAAGAGAATTTGGATACCAAGCTATCGTCGATGTCTCGGGCCGAACTAGAAGAATATGTCCGCTCTAAAGTCAAGTACTTGACACCTGCCGTTGAGACTGTTAGTATTGACACTGTCTTAGGAGTAGATAGTGATACTGAAACAAGGACTACAGGAAGTACTAAAGAAGGAGTCTCCGACTAGTTCGGGAACTACTATCATAGACTTTAGTGTGCAGTCTGATGCAGTACTAGCCTTACTGTGGGTAACCGCTATCTCTGGTACCTTGGACGTTCAAGTCTTTGGTATCCTTGATGACGGTAATAAAGAAGTCCTCCTCTTTGACTTTCCTGATATCACAACTCCAACGACCTCCCTCATCCAAAAGAGAAGTAGCGTAGTACCTACCCGACTGAGGGCGAAGGTAACGTATACAGGAGCTTGCAGCTACGAGCTATCAGCGCGTGCTGTTAACACGGGCACTGGAGATACTAGGATAGTTAGTTCCGCTACTATCCGTACCGGACAGCAGACGATAGGACCGACTACCTCCGTACTAATCCCCGCCTCGTTAACCGACCGTAACTCGCTTGTTATAAAGAACTGGTCTACCTCTGGAATCATCTACCTCTCTGAAACTGCAGCTAAGGCAGTCCCGGCTACCGGGTGGCCGGTCGGTCCCAAGGACGCCCTAGGCATCGAGATACAGGCCGGAGTCACCATCTACGCTACCTCTGACGGTGCAACGTGCGACATTCGCCTCATTGAAAGCGGGGCCTAAGAATGGCTTTCTCCCCCTCAGGGTCCGCAGGGGCCGTCGTTGAGATTAGTAACTCAGCCGTCTCGCCGGCGAATCAGTTTACTGTAGTTGCAATTACTGTCAGTCCAGGTGAACGTCCCCTGTATGCGTTCCCGGATGGGTGTACGAATATTGGGTGGAAAGTCAGGCAGCTGAACACCGACGCTCGCTTCTTCTCTGACGCGGCAGCTACCGGATACTATACCACTCCTTCCTACTTCTCTGGCTCAGTTAATACTAAGGGTGTTACCTTCGGGTGGGAGAGTGACACCGAGTGTGTTGTTGAACTTTCTTTCTGGGGACCGAAGGGTTCTCTCGAATACGAAGCGGTAAAGAAAGCAGCATCAGAACTGTTTACTCTTACAGAATACGCCCTTAGCCAGAAGCGAATCACGTTGACATTGACACCTGATTTGAGTTATAATATATCTGTTACCCCGCGTGAAGGTTGCGCTCAGTTTTACGGGTCCGACTTCACGATTGCCGGTAAAGATGTCTCCTGGGATTCTCTAGGACTCGATGGTCTCTTACTCGTCGGCGATATCTTACAAGTAGACTATTTCTACTAAACGCTTCCTCAACTAGAACCAACGTCTAACTGGGATGGTCCTGGTTAGATTCTTACCCAAGAGGGAAAATTATGTCACAGATTAGAAAAGGGTTTATTGCCGCCAACGCGATTGACGGTAGTAAACTTAAGCTTCTCAACAATGAAGCTATTCGTGCCGCTCAGGCCGATGGTGCGGATGTTGAGTTGATGAAACTCGACGGCTCAAACGTACTGCAGTTTCTTAAGCTGCCCCAGGTTAGCGCCGACCCATCACAGGGTAACGACGTTGCTCGTAAGAGCTATGTAGATGCGCAAGTATCTGCAGCCGGTGACAGCGCAGCTGCTGGCCTAGCATCTGAGCAATCGGCCCGTGAGAGCGCGGATAGCGGCCTCCAGTCGGCGATTGACACGGAGAAGGGACGTATCGATGCAATCCTAAGCGCAGCTACCGCTGACGCTGACTCGTTTGCAGAAATCGTCAACTTGATTAATTCGGTTGATACTGAAAGCGATAGCGCCTTTGGTAGCTACGTCATCAGCAACAACGCAGCACTCGCTCAAGAGTCCGCTGACCGCGCTGCTGGAGACGCCAGCCTATCTAGCGACGTGGCTGACGAAGCTTCGGCTCGTCAATCCGCTGATTCAGCTGAACAGTCGGCTCGTGAATCGGCTGACAGTTCTTTGCAAGCTAACATTGACGCTGAAGCCGGTACTCGTGGTACTGCTGACGCTGCATTGTCGGGACGCCTCGATGTCCTAGAAGCTGACCCAGTAACCAAGAGCTATGTCGACACCTGGGGTGGCGATGAGGCTAATACTCGTTCGGCAGCTGATGCCAACTTGCAAAGCCAAATTGACAACCTTACGTCTAACTTGGACCCAGCTGCTCTCGATTCCTTAACGGAAATCGTCGGTGCATTCCAAGCTGCTGACAGTGACCTGACTGCGGCTGTTACCGCTCTAGGCACTTCCGCTAGTTCGGCTGTTGCTGCAGAAGAAAGCCGGGCAACTGCGGCGGAAGCTGCTCTTCAGGCTGCTATCAGTTCTGAAGTTTCCCGCGCTCAAGGCCAAGAAGCTGCAATTGATACTCGGTTTACAAACGACGAAGCTGCTTCGGCCGCTGAAGTTTCAAACCGGCAAGCGGCTGTCTCCGCAGAAGAGTCTGCCCGTCAGGCTGCTGACGCCTCACTCCAAGGTGAAGTCGATGCAGTAGAATCGGCGCTGGCTCAAGAAGTCTCGAACCGTCAAGCTGCAGTTAGCTCGGAAGCTGCTACTCGTGAAGCTGCTGACAGTGCTCTCGACGTTCGCGTCGATGCAATCGAAGCAGTAACTTCCCGTAAAGAGAAGATTGTCTTGTCTGCTGACGACGCTAGCAATGGTTACATTGACCTAGCTGTTACCTGTAAAGCGGACAGTGAAATGGTCTTCATCGGCTCACTGTATGCTCATGACGGCGACGATTACACGGTGTCAACCACTAACAATAAGACCCGTATCTTCTTTGCCGGACCTCTGGCAGCTGGTGGTGTGAGTCAACTGGTTACTGGTGACGTTGTCTATGTTCGTTACCTAAGCTCTGAGACTGGCTCGGGCGGGGGTGGTGGTGGCCAACCAAGTTCCGCATATTTTATGAGCGCAAGCTTTGGCGCAGCAGTTGGCATAGTAAACTGGATGGCACTCGGCGCAACTACTGAAAATGTTCGCCTAGAATATGACATGGCTGGATTCTGGTTGCATGTCGGTAACTTGGGACCTGCCTTCGTTAGTCAAGGCTACACACCTAGTCCTCTAAACCTTGGCGGAACTTACCGTTTAGTGTTTACGGAGGGTAGCGGAACAACGGTCATCGGTTCCCCGTCGATGTCGTTTACATACATGGGAGCAGGCCCCGGCCCAGGACCTGTGACCTACTCATTCCCAATGGTAATTGGTCAAACTGACAACGGCGACGGTACTATTACTTTTGATTGGTCTGGCGCAACCCTACCAATGATGCAGGAAGTACGGCTAGTGAAAGTCATTGGCCCGGCAATGTATGATATCTTCAACGGGGTTAACTTAGGCGTTCTAACTCCAACGTCATCTGGCGTAATTAGTAGCTCCGATGTTAGCAACTACGACAGCTACGCTCTACAGACTTTCATGGGACCAACGTCTACTGCTACAAGTGCATCGTTCCAGATTCCATCGGGAACAGGTATCTAATCTAAGTAAGCGAACAACCACTAGGTTGTGAGGGCTGGGTCTTCGGACCTGGCCCTTTTTAGCTAAGTGTAGGTACTAAAAGTGCTTCCTCCCACTTATCTGGTCATCGGGGCGGGAAACAATCAGTTGACATTTTCCCAGTAATTGTCGTATACTGACTGCGGAGGATAGTACAATGAATGCCTGGTCACCAAATACCTCAACTTTACCGAACCTTACGTCTGTCACAGCTAGTCAGACTGATGTTCCTGTCAGTAAGAAATTTCCAATAACTGCCGGTGGTAGCAAGTACTTAGTCGTCTGTATCACTACGACAGCAGCCAGTGGGACGGTGACTGCCAAGTTGCGTACTAGCATCGGCTCCGGTACAGCCGTTGACTCAAAGACAGAATCAATTACCGGTGCCGGTAACTTCTACATCAAACTGAACAACAATGTAACCGCCGACCAAACGTACCTACCTCTACTCTCATTAGGAGAAGTGGTAGTAACCACGGCAGCCGGCGCGTCAGTTACGGTATCCGCAGTACAGACCTTACAGGAAGAATGAGGCGGGTCGTCCATACTAGCTTCGCGAGTATAGACTCCCCTGGCTAGTATCGATGGTCCCTTGCTAGGCTCAGTACTACCCTTACGAGATTAGAGACGGATGACCCAGCCGGATAAAATGCTCCTTGCTGCCATAGCAAAGCTGGACAAGCTCCGGCTTCAGGAGTGCTTTGACCCGATTAACCCAGACAGTAAGCCTACTCCCATCCAGCAAGAAGTCTTGGATGACATCACCAAGCATAAGATACAGATAATTCGAGCCGGTAACCAGTCAGGGAAATCACAGACTTGCGCCCGCATAGTTACCTGGATGATGACAGAGACCCACCCCAAGTGGAAGAAGCCTACCGACTGGGGGGCAGAACCTCTCCTCTGCGTAGTTGCCGGACGAAGCGGTAAGCAGATTGAGGAATCTCTTCTACCGAAGATACGCTCATACCTAGAACCGGGCACTTACAAAGAAGTCCGTACTGGTAACATGATTCAGCGACTTGAACTGACTAACGGTAACAGAATCGTCTTCCAGTCCCTTGAAAACCCAAACATGGCCAGAGACCGTCTGCAGTCGTATGTAGCCCACCTCGTCTGGGTGGACGAATTGCCCCCTACAGTCGACATTATGAACGAGTTAATGGTCCGTATCCAGGCTAGGAGCGGGCACCTGCTTGCCAGTTTTACCCCACTTGTTAGAAATATCAAGGTACAGAAGTTTGTCGACGGCCTCGTGGAACCGATTGCTAAGACATACCGCTTCAAGATGCTTGACAATCCGCTATACGCGAATATCGAACGGAAGGCGGAGATTCTGGCCACCATGGCCCACCTTCCCGAACACGTCAGGAATAGCCGTCTCTACGGTGAGTGGACATCTGACGATAACGCCGTCTACTATTTCAACCACGAGACTATGGTAGAGATGCCCGAGAACTACAGCCCGATGTGGAGACACGTTGAAAGTGTAGACCCTGCCTCCAGTTCGGCCCTCGGATACACACTATGGGCGGAAAATCCCTCAACGGGTGTCTGGTATTGTGTCAAGGCAGAGTATATTAAGGGAATATTTGTACCTACTGACATTATCGCGGCCGTTGCCAAGCTTAGTGGTCCTTATAATATCGTCCGCCGGGTAGCGGACCCCCACGAAAGCTGGTACATCCACCAAGCGGCTAGTATGGGCATCAGATATACCGGCGTATATAAGAAGAATGATAGGAAAATTGAATTAATTAAGAACTTTCAGGAAGCTCTCGGCTGTCGCATTCGAATTGCACCCCATGTCGAGAATCTTATTGAAGAAATTACTGGTGCCAGGTGGTCGGACACCAAAGAAGGCAAGATTGCCAACGGTAGTGATATGCACCTTGGTGATAGTGCCCAATATTTCGTTGACCTGATACCTAAAAGAGAGAATTCTCTACCAATTGACACATCTTGGCATACTCAACTCTACCAGGCTAATGAGAAGAGGAAGAAAGCTGAAATGGAACTACTAACTAGGGCCATTCAAAGAAGAGGAGGCAACCGTGCAAGAAGGCGGTGGTAAGAAGATTGGCATATCGGTGATGATTCATGATACGCCAAGTAAAGAGAAAACAATACAGCATGCACCTCCCTCTATCGAGGACCAAGTCCGCTCTCGTCTAGATAAGATTGACGACGGGTGTGCGTCTGAGGTAGACTTCTTAGTACTCAAGAGACTTCAGGAGTCATTGAGGAAAATGCCGCCAAAGCCTCGTGTGGTTAATCTGATTAAGATGATTGAACCAGCTATGAAGAAATTTGGCTACTACTTCTAGGAGTTTACAGTGAGTATCAAGGTCTCGGCTTGGGATGACTCTACAGCTAGTCGCAATATCATGAAGCGGTACGCTGATGCCGGACAACAGAGGAGACCGTTCGAGCAGCGGTGGCTGATGAACGAGCACTCAATCTACTCTACGGGCAATACATCAGGCCTTAACTTCGGTGATACCTCGCTGATGCAGGCGTACTCATCCATGGCTCCCGGAGTTGACCAGTCGGGGGCGGATAGTAATAACGTCTATGTATTCAAGAACCTCCGCTTCCTACACGCTCAGATGAGTGCTAATCCCCCCAGTGTTGTCATGCGGCCTACCAGTAGCGACCAAGACGACCACCGTCGTGCTGACTCCGCTGACCGAGTCGTCAGGTGGGCGATTCGTCACTTCCAAATGCAAGAACAATTCGACCAACTTAGTCTCAACACCCTAGTCTACGGCTCCTCGTTCATAAAGACCGTTTGGGATAGTGGACGTGGTGATATTATTGAGTGGAATAACGAAGATGGTACCGTCAAACTCGAAGGGGACATTGCAATTACTGTCCCGTTTACCTGGAATATGTTTGTTGACCCAGATGCTCGTAGCTGGAAAGAGGTAAAGTGGGTACTGGAGCGGGTCTTTGTCGATTACGACGAGGCCTGCTCCAGGTGGCCGGACAAAGCTGACCAACTTCAGGCAGCCAGGGTTAATCGTGATGAGACTTTCCAGAAAACTGCCGACCGTCAGTCGCAGCTCTCTAATGCTCGCTATAACTCCGTTGAACTACTTGAATATTGGGAGACCGGACTACCAACAAACGGCTACCTCGGTAGGTATTGCCTCACCACAGTAGGCGGTGCGGTGATTGAGCCATGTAGGCCGAGCCCTTTCCGCTTCGCTAAAGGAGGTACTTCTAGAAAGGTAGTAGACTCCGACCTACCCGATGATGTCATTGAGCAAAAGCTAAAGAAAATCCCCGAGCAGGCGTCCCTGCCCTACCATATCCTTACTGATATTGATGTTCCCAACATTGTGTGGGGGAGAAGCTCTGTAGAATACGTCGCCCAGTTGCAGGAGAATCTACTAAAGATTGACACTGCTGTAATGGACAACATTCACGCCCACGGTGTGGCACGGATGGTAGTACCCGATACCGCAGAAGTTGCTCAAAGTATGAGTAATAGTCCTTGGGATGTGGTCAAGATATCGAGCAATCAGCCTCCATACTTTATGGAAGTACCTCAGCTTATGCCAGAGATGGTGTCAACTAGGGTCAACATGATTCAGGGTATCAACGATGGCATGGGTGTTAACGATGCCATGTTCGGCGTTCAGAAGAGGGAGACATCGGGAACCTCGATGAACTACGCTACCAACCAGGGTAACATGATTCGCCGCCGTATCTTCAATAAATACGTGCTGGTAGTAGAATCTGTATATAAGTCCATCCTTAGCCTTGTTGTAAAACACTGGCCAACTAGCCGTACTATCTACGTTATCGGTAAAGAGAACGCACTAGAAGCCATTGACCTCAAAGGTACCGACATCGACGGTGGGTATGATATCGTTGGTGAATATGGGGTGTCTCTTAGCTTAGACCCAATGTCCCGACGAGAAGAGATTATGATGCTGCAGCCGTTATTCGAGAAGGCGGGAGTACCTACTCGTACCAGCCTCAAACTGATGAAACTAAATGAACTAGAAGGTATGTACGACCGGTTGAGTTTAGCTGAGAACAGGCAGAGAGAAGTGTTCGATGAGATGATAGCAACGGGACGTTTGATTCCCCCCGAAGACTTACTCGACCACGAGAACATGATTGCGTGGGCGTTAGAGTACTTCATGACTAGTGAGTTTCAGTTCCTGGAGCCGGAACTTAAAGAGTTGTGTAAGCAGCATATTAGAGACCGCGTACAACTAGCAGCGCAAGAGAAGGCTTCCTTACAGGGTCCACCTCCTGGCGGTACTCCCGGGCCGACACCCTCCCTAGCCGGAGCTGTTGCCCCACCGGAACTTGGTGCCCCTCCTCCGGGACCAATACCCCCAATGGTCGGAGGCTAAATGAGCAGTAAGATTACAGGGAAGGTAACCCACTCAGAGATACTGATGGGCCGGGACAAGGATGCCCCCCTTTCCCCTGAACAGAAAGCTAACCTCGACCGCCTAGTCGTATGTGTTAATATTATACGGCAGGCGTACAATAAGCCGATGAAAGTCTCTTCAGGATACCGACCGGGTGTATACAATCTGAAAGCGGGAGGCGCGAAACGCTCCGCCCACCTCACCTGTGAGGCTGTGGACTTTGTGGACGCAGACGGCCAACTGGCTGCGTGGTGTATCAAAAATATCCAACTCCTTGAAAAGGCTGGACTCTATCTTGAGAACCCAGAGTTTACACCTACTTGGGTCCACCTACAGACTAGGGCAACAATAAATCGCATTTTCATCCCTTGACAAATTAGCCGCTTACCTGATACTATTGGCACAATTAACAATCGTCGCATCCTCACGGACCGACAAAGGAGTGCCCGGTGTCAACAGCAGCAAGTATAGCGCAAATTGCACAGTCAATTCGGAGTGGAAACGCAGGAAGTAATAATAGTGAAGCGGCAACTGATTCTAGTTCTGGAGTACGGGCGGTAAGCTCATACGACGACGACAACTCAGTTACCACGTCAGAGTCAACGGTAGATAGTTTGTTTGGTGAGTCAGAGGGAAGTGAAGATACCTCCACAGACTCTGAGGTAGGCTCCGCAGAAGCCGCTGCAAAGCCTCAGACACCTAGTGGGAAAGAATCAATCACGATTACCGACGATAAGGGCAAGCGAAAGATTGAAATTGATTGGGAAAATAAGGACCAACTCAAGAAGTACGTCCAGATGGCCCATGGTGCACGGAAGTGGCAAGCCGAACGTGACCAAGCATTGGGGGCTAAGAAGGAACTAGAAGATAAGGTAGCCTCACTTTCTGGTAATTGGGACACACTCGAACAAGCATACCAGTCGAATGGAGTCGCTGGTTTAGTTGACCTTCTCGAAGGCCGACAAGGAGCTTTTGATGAGTGGGAGAAATCGCGTATCGATAGACACTCGTTTCTTCAGAAAGCAAGTCCAGAGCAAAGAGAACTCCTCCAGCTGAAAGAGCAGGAGCAAAAGCGTCAAGCTGAGTTCGACCGCCGGAACAAAGAGAACGAAGATTTCAGAAACTCAATCACGCAGGAGCGTGAACAGTCTGAGATGAAAGTTCTTGAAAGTACGGTACATCCTTCATTCGACCGTTATAGATTCGCCGACAAACTCGGGGATGCTAATACGGAAGCAATGTTCGATGAGATGCTGTGGACGAGCGCACTAAAACGTCTTGAGCCATATGAGGAAAAAGGAATTCCTCTTACATCTGACCTAGTTGAAAAAGAATTCAAGGCAGTGTCCGTTGCTTTGCGTAAGCAAATCAATGTGCAAGCGGAGAAGAAGGCAGCTAAGGTAGTTGAACAACGGAAGCAGGAAGCAACTGAGAACGCGCAAGCGGCAGTAGCCAGCGGTTACCGTAGTAGCAATGTCGGCAAGGAAGCCGGCGATATGATTCGGCAAGGAAATTTGACTGGCCTGTTTAAGGGCTGGGGCAAATACAGTCAAGCATTTAAAAAATAACCAATTAATTAAGAGTAAAGTATCATGGCAGTTAATCAATTCGACTCCCTACCGTTAGGTAAGATTCTTCAAATCGCATTTAGCGACGGTATCCGTAACCAGATTTCAACCGACTTCCGCGACTATGAAATGGTCAAGAGAGCTAAAGTTGGTAACTCGTTGGCACGTGAACTCCGCTTCATGTTTCAATCAAGCTTAGGGCCGGCAGCTATCCAGTATAGCGACCTCGCGTCACCAAGCCGCGTGTTCCCAGACAGCCAAAATATATCAATCACGGAGTACATTGCTACTCTAAAAGAGATGAACGCGACCATTGAACTCGATTACTCGGTGTTCGACCGTGCACGTAAGAATCCAGAGAAGTATGCTGAGCCGTTAGCAGCTGAGATTGACAGTAAAATGTCTGCAGCTAAGCGCCGGTTGGCCGCTGACCTTTACGGGGATGGTACCGGCGTTGTTGGTACGGTCCTGTCTTCGACGGCTGTTTCCGGCGGCCAAATCACGGTGACCCTAAGTGCATCGGGCCGTGGACACGTTGGTTTTTTTGAGTACAATGACCGTCTTATTGCCAAGGCAGTAGTGGGAACTAACTCCTCGACAGCACCAGACACTATCTGGTCTGTTGTTGACAAGAATCGTGACAGTAGCCAGGTAACTCTTGCTGTCGTTTCTGGTACAACACCAGCAGCTCCGGCTGTAGGTGAAGTATTCTATAGACGCTCTTCGTACAGTGCGTCGGATGTATTCCCCAACCTAACCTCGAACTCTACAGTTGGTGATTACGGTACGGCGACCCAAGTTATTGCAGGTTTAGGCTCCCTAGCCGCTAACGACGGCCGTACTATCCACGGCATCACGATGAGCGGCGTAACTGCTGGTAGTCACTATGATGCTGGTGGTAACCCACTCGACGTGAAACACGTACAGAAGCTGATGGACAAAGTGAAACTGGCAGTTGGTCAAGACCGTTACCGCTGGAAAATGTTGACGATGGCTCCAGAAAGCCACTCAACATTTATCGAAAGCCGTGAAACCGACCGCCGGTTCCAGACTGTCGAAGACAATAAGCGTGGCGTCAAGTACTTCGCTTACGTTCATGGTAATGATGTTCTTGAGTGCGTGACTTCTGAGTATGTACCACAAAGCACCATCTACTGTTTGCCTGAAACCAAAGCTGGCGAGAAGGTCCTTGAGTTCCACGGTAGCGATTTCGAAACCGTTAAGGGCCAAGACATGACTGACTTCCACCTGAAAGTATCCGGCGGGGCTTACCGTAATGCTATGGTCAGCTACTTGCAGGCGAGTGGCGTGTTAATCTGCAAACACCCTGCATCTATCGGTGTAATCAAGAATTTTACCAACAGCTAAGGCCCCTATAACCAGGGACGGGGAGTAGTGTCTCCCCGGTTCCCTTAATCAGAAAGGACACTAAAATGAAAGCAGCACAAAGAACAGAAGCAGGTCTACTAGCTACAGGTCGCGTCAATAAGCGCGAAGCTGCAGTATTAAACTTTGCTAAACAAGTACAGTCAGTTGTCTGGGATTTCTCTTTGGATGGTGGCGCTATTGGCGACATCCTATTCGGAGTTAAACTACCAGCCGGCTGCATTGTCACCAATGTGTGGATTGACAAAGAAGTTGCAGTTACTGGAGCGACAGCGGTTACTGTGTCGGCGGGAGCAACTGCTCTTACTGCACAATTTGACCTCGTCGCTGCAGCTACTACAGCTAGTCGGGCATTGGCTGGTTCAGCTACTGCCATCAAGTTGTCAGCCGCTAGTGAGTTGAAGTTAACCATTGCTACATCGGCAGGTACTGCAGGTAAAGTAGCTATCTATGTAGAGTACGTCAAGAAGCCGTAACCTTACCCGAAAGTGAGTCTCTACTCATTCATTAGTTGAGACGAACGTCCACCCGCTGGCGCAACCTGCCAGGGGCTATACGCCCGAGTGCTGAGTGGTTGGGTTACCTGGGCTACCAGGTTCACACAAAAAGAAGGCGGCAGGGAAGGTACCTTTCCACCGTCTCTTTCCTCAGAGGTCGGACATGTGCGCGTGTCCCATCTCTTGAGTTCGGGGTCGGCTCTTAAAACGGGCCGGCTCCTCCTCCCCCCTCCCTGCCTACTATGTTGACACTTTGTCCACTTCCTGGTATAGTTCCCATGTGAGGACTGACCGCCTCCTCTTTACCATAAGGTCATTAAATGGCTACCACTCTTACTAGATACCTAAAACTTAAGGTAGCTGACGACTTATCTGCTGACGCCAAGTATAACCTTAATCGGTTGGACACGCTCGGTGGGATAAGCGGAGCTACATTCTCCGTTGATAGTACAGACAATCTGAATGTCCGCTCACGGGGCAATATCGTTATTGAGCCCCAGTCTCCCGATGTGGGGGGAAGTGGTGTTGGTGGCAGTATACAGCTCGGTGACGACGGGCATACCGTCGACGTACTCCTTCTTACTAGTTCTTTCAAGGTTGACTCTGCCCTCTCCCTGTTGTCGAATACTACGGGAACAGCTCCCAACCAGATTAAAAGATACCTCAATCTTTCTCCCTCAGGTACACTTACTGCAGACAGGAATCTTACTGTCAATGTGGTTGACGTTAACCGCGCTCTAACTGTGTCCGACGACGGTACCGTTGTTGTCATTAAAGGTGACGGCCGACTTAACCTAGCCGTACCCCTTACTATCGGACAGGGGGGTACTGGGGCGGCTACTGCCATCCTCGGTACTAAGAATCTCGTAGAGGGAGCAGCAGGTAGTTACGCCGCTAACGCAGCTAACATACTAGCTGTAAATGCGGCAGGTACCGCTCTTGAATGGAAGGCAGCAGGGGCTGGCCAAGTAGTTAGTATTACACCGAGCAGTCCGATTACCGTTGGTGGTACTTCGGCTGTTCCAATTATTGGTATACCCGCCGCTACTACCAGTACAAACGGGTACTTAAGTGCCACCGACTGGACGACGTTTAATAGTAAGCAAGACTCCGGTAACTTCATTAGTTCCCTAACCGGAGACGTGACAGCGGCCGGTCCTGGGGCAGCAAATACCACTCTGGCAGTAACTGGAGTGACGGCAGGCAGTTATACTAGAGCGTCTATTACGGTTGACGCTAAGGGACGTGTTACTGCAGCAGGAAGTGGTAGTCAGATTGTAGATGCGGACATCTCTGCTACAGCGGGTATCGCCCAAAGTAAGGTAGCTAATCTTACTTCGGACCTATCCGGACTTCAATCGGGTGTTGCTGGTAAGTACTCTAATACGAATCCGGCCGCCTATGTTGACGCAGCAGGGGCTAAATCAGCAGCCGTCGTGAACTCTACTGCTGGCACTGAGACCGACCAAGCGGCCAGCGTGTCGGCGATGAAGTCGTACATCTCTGGTGTAGTCGGTGGTGGTAAGGTAGCAGCCAACTGGCTAACAGCTGACGGGGTAACTAAAGTAATTACCCATAGCCTCGGCACTCTAGACGTAACTGTCGAGATATACGATGAATCTGGTATAACAATCTATGTAGACGTTGTGGCTAGAACAGACACCAATACAGTAACATTAACGTCTTCTTCAGCACCTACTACCTCGTGGCGGGTACTGATAAGAAGTTAGTAGTAACGAACCGAAAAGTCGGTTAGTATAACCGGGACGGCAATCCCACAAGGAAGGTAACGACATGAAGATTTGGGGCTCGATAACAGAGTTAGTAAAAGTAGTATTCAGGTCCGGCGGCCGGGAAACCAAGCTAGACTCGGCAACACAATCGGGTTCACAAACCGATGTTACCTTTCGTCTACCCAACTTGGTCGATAACTCAGGCTCCCCAGTAGTTGCAACGCTTGTTGAAAAAGACTTAGCACAAGTACTCACTAATAAGACTATCGACGGTGACCTAAATACCATACAAGACATCGGTGTTGCTAGTCTAAAAACGGTTCTCGGTGATGCGAATGAAGCACTAGTTAGAGATGCCTCGGGTGTAGTTACTTCGGCCAAGATTACTAATGACAATGTAGATGCAGCAGCGGGTATCGTTGACACCAAGCTGGCTACCATTTCTACAGCCGGTAAGGTAGCTAATGGTGCAACAACGGCCACTAATCTTAATACAGCATCGGCTATAGTAGCCAGAGACGGTAGTAATAACTTTTCTGCTGGAACCATTACAGCGAATATTACTGGGAATGTGTCCGGTACGGCTGCCAATGTTACTGGTATCGTGGCTAAAGCCAACGGCGGCACGGGTGCAGATAATACTAATGTTACCTTTCCTTCCACGGGTACTTTGGCTACCTTAGCTGGTACCGAGACTTTACTCAATAAGACTACAGTATCTTCAACTGGCCTAGTAACTGGTGCACTCACTCTACCTGCAGGTACGGAAGCTCAGAGGCCTGCTCCTACAGCCGGCATGGTTCGGTACAATACGGATAGTAGTGCGTTTGAGGGATACGCTTCTGGCGCTTGGTCTGGTATTGGCGGTGGTGGCACCATTGATAGGGTGACCACTGGTTCCGCTCACGGCTTTGTGGTCGGAGACCTTTTATATCTCAACGGCTCCACGTATACTAAGGCCATAGCTACGGCAGCTAATACAGCTGAAGTTGTGGGTATGGTTAGTAGAGTTGTCAGTTCTTTAATATTTGAGATTACCCTATCAGGAGAAGTATCTGGTCTTACTGGCCTTACTGCAGGGGATGTTTACTTCCTTTCTGCAGCTACTACAGGGTTAGCCACTAACGTAGAACCATCTGTAATTGGTCAGGTATCTGTGCCAATCGGCGTGGCATCGACTACTACTACTATGTACGTGGCACCGAAGAGGGGAGTTGTCCTCGGAGGCACGAACGCACG